AAAAAATAATTTAATTGATGTCTTAATCTTGGCATATCAGATAAGAAACCATCTTTCTCATAATCCATATACCAACTATAATCATAGTATCCATTTTTATTAAACTCAGCGAGTATTGGGAAACCTTTATCATTCTGGACATATTTACTACTTTTCTTATCCAATTCCTCTAGTTCAGTTTTAGTCATCATACCTTGATATTTTCTCATTTGCCAACCTTCATTGAGGTCAATAAATGAATCTTGGTATGCATCATATTTCTGGTCACTATACATTACAGCACTTCCATCAATACCTGATATTCTAGGTTCTGGAATTGCATCAGTTGCAGCCAACGCATTAGCTATAGCATCATAGTCTACAGCAGGTTTAGGTGGTTCTTGTTTAGGTGGTTCCTGTTTAGCTGGTTCTGTTTTAGCTTCTTCAGTTTTTGGAGTTAAGAAGACATAATTGTATCTAGGATCTTTCTGACAGATCCATTTATTACTACCATATCCTAACCAAACCCATCCACCAGAAGATTGACTTCTACCAGTATCTACTTCAACTGTAGAACCTCTTGCAGCATTACCTACTATTGGTGTTTGTATAGATGGACCTTTACGAATATTTAAATTCTGGAATCTAGTCGTAACTGTCATTGTTGCCATAATTTATAAATACTAGTCCTTTCTATTATTATTTCATTAATATTCGATTACCTCTATGTTTTTCAGATGATCTTATAGAGATATACTATTCATTTGTATTTAAGTATCATTACCTTAAGTACAAATTATAAATATAAGGAGGTAATTGTAATGAGTAAGAAAGGAAAAGGCTCTAGTAACATTGGTAAGATTCTAAAAATTGGTAAGGAGTTTATCGGTGATGATGTAATGGGTATGATATTTGGTACCTATGTAGATAACGGTAAACCAAGATCATTATTTGATGCATTAGATGATGAATTAGTATCACCTAAAAAAAGAGCTAAAGCATTATCTAAGAAGAGTAAAAAGAGTAAGAAGATTAAGTTGTAGAATGAAAGGATATCATTATGAGAAAGAATAATATGTTGCATTATATACTAAGAACCATGTTATCAACAGTTGCAATGGTCTGGTATATTTTAAGTACTGGGATTAGTACAGTAACTATGTTAGTTGGATATGGTTTATTGAATATTGGATACTGGTTAGATAGAGTATTCAATAAAGAAGATTAATAAAACTATTAAGTTTTTAGAAGAGATATTCGTATCTCTTCTTTTTTATTGTCATTTTACATTATACTAATTATAACTATATACAGAAAGGTGGTAATATACCTTATGGATAAAGATAAAGTTTTAAGTTTCATGGCTGATCTTGATAAGACTAAACAAGAAAGAGAAAGACGTGATGCTTTTACAAACTCTCCAGAATATAAGCGTGCTAGATTAGCAGATAATGCAAATAATGCTAAGGATACTGCTTTAACATATGTAATGCGTGGACTATATAAATCATCATTACCATTAGATTCAGATTTTATTAAGTCTAATGAAATTGCTATTGATGATGCTTTTGATAAAATGGCTAATGATGAAGTTATGGATAAGGGTATCGCTTGTTATGTTACTGATGGTGTTAAGAATGGTAACACTAGCCTTAAGGAACTTAAAGAGGCTGTTGATAGACTTATTGATTCAGAAGCTAAATCTAAATCAGATAATATTGATAATCTTAATATTAAAGATTTAGATTTTAAATTTGATGATGATAAGAAAACAATCTTAGACCAGATTGCTAAAGATACTGATATTGATACTATCGGAGATATTATCAAAACTAATGTCATCACTTCTACAGAATATGAGAAGGAACGTATTAAACAGCGTCGTGAAGAAGAGGAAGAAATGGAAAACCAATTAAAGGAAACTTCTGATGATGATACAGTTAGTGAATCTGTATTAGCTAAGAAGATTGCTTTAATGAAGTTAACTAAACCTATCTATGAGATGGGACTATTTGAATCCTTCATGACTAAGAATGTTAAACTCAATAATGGAAATATGAATGATGCTTATACTAAAGCTATTATGGAATATACATTCGTTAATATGACAAAGGCATTAAGAGTTAAGCAATATACTAAAGATATGGTCGACAGTATCATTAGAAAAAATAAGAAATAAACCAATTAATAGATTAGAAGAAATATAAGGATTCTTCTAATCTATTATTTATATTTTTAGAAAAAAGAATGTGCCACACTCCATGTCAAAGTTCTCACACCATGACACATTCTTTTTCGAGCCGCCTAAGCGAACATATTCTCGATATGTTCGCTGAGCTCATTCAGTTTCTGAACAAGCTCACGTCTCTGATCAATGCTGAGGTCAGCATTGATCATACTTTGATTCTGGAGACCTTCGATGGTCTCGTATAGATCAAAGCGAATGAATTTCTTCATTTCTTCCATGATCTTTTTCTCCTTTCCCCATGATAGAGATGACATGAATCTCTAACACAGTTATTTTATTACACCTAAATGATATATAATTAGATATACTGAATATACGCTTTTTCTTATAGATATCAAATCACATTATTGTAATAAAAGAAAGGATTAATTATATAACTATGAATAATCAACTCTTTGATGAATCAGTATTTGATACTGTTGGTTCATTGTGGGATAATTTATATATTGAGAGTTTTGACTATTTCTCGGAAGCTGATGATCAGAATAACGATCAGCAGAATCAAGACAATAATGGAAATAATCAGAATCAAGATAATACTAATAATGCTAAAGAGAAAGCACCTAAGAAACCTAAGAAACAGAAGAAGCAAGACAATAATCAACAGAATCAAAATAACGATCAACAACAAGACCAGAATAATAATCAGAATAACAACGATCAACAACAAGACCAGAATAATAATCAGAATCAGAATAACAATAATCAACAGCAGAATCAGAATACTCAGACTGATAATAATGAAGGTATCTTTGATAAGATTATTGATTTTTTCCAGAAGATTATTAATAAGATTACTTCGTTCTTTAAGAGGAATAAAGATCTTCCAGAGAATGTTGAGATTGATACTGATTTGGTCAATCAGACTGATAGTGCATTAGAAGATGCAACTAATCAGATTCTAAATGCTATTAATCATCCAGTTAAGACATTATTACAACATAAGAAATTTGTTATGGTATGCTCGACTGTTATTGGTGGATTAGTTATTAAGCATAAGGTCGATAAAGCTAAGAATAATGCTAAGCAAGTATTAAACTTCTTTACCAATCCGAAAAAAATAGCTGCTACATTTGTTACTGCTAAATTAACTAATGCTAAAAAAAGAGGTACTAAATTACTACAAGCTATTAAGAAATTCTCTAAGAGAAGTGATACTGGTGAGTTAAAAGATGAACAGATTAACGAAGAGAATAATAGTACTATTCAGGTACTCAATTCTATCAATGATATGAATAATCAGCTTATTAATGCTAATATTAAAGCTGTTAATGCTGCTCAGAATGCTATTACTTCAAATAGTCAACCACCTAATAATGATACTCAACAGAATCAGAATAATAATCAGGTTCAGAATAATTCACAACAAAATGCTCAGCAGAATAATAACACACAACAGGATCAAAATACCAATATACAGCAAAATAATGCTCAACAGAATAATACTCAGCAGAACAACCAGAATAATCAACAGAATTTAAATACTGGAAATAACCAGAATAATAATCAACAGCAGAATAATGGTAGACCACAACCAATCGTTGGTAAGATTAAAAATGTTGTTAATAAGATTAAAGGTAAGACTAAAGGAACTAATAACCCAACAAATGAGTCAGTTGAATTAGTTAGAGAGTTTTTAGAGAACTCTGATGTTAAGTATTTGGATTACTTCTAATATTGAGGTACATAGAAAAAAGGAATAGGTAAATTACCTATTCCTTTTATTTTTACACCTGTGATTTCCACAACTTACTGAACTTACCACCTAAGTCCATAAGTTGTTGGAATGTGCCTTGTTCAAGAATATGTCTCTCACCTAGTACTACTATGTTATCATAGTCCTTGATGGTACTTAATCTATGAGCTACAGCAATAGTTATACGGTTTCTCATAAGATTGGTGAGAGCATCCTTAATCTCTTTCTCAGTGATGGAATCTAATGCACTAGTTGCTTCATCTAAGATAACAACTTCTGGATCTCTAAGGAATGCTCTCGCAATAGATATCCTCTGTTTCTGACCACCAGATACTTTCATTCCTTTCTCACCAATAGTTGTATCTAATCCATCTTCTAACGAGTTAATGAATTCATCTAAGTTAGCAGATTTGATTGCATCAAGAATCATAGATTCACTAATCTTAGAAGGATCTAATCCAAATAATAGATTATCTCTAATTGAACCATTAAAGAGTACAGCGTTCTGTTGAACTACTGCAAATCTGGATCTGTACTCTTCCAACTCTAAATCATTGATATCAATACCATTGACTCTGATATTACCAGAACTAATCCTATTCAGATTTTGAATCAATCCAACTATTGTAGACTTGCCAGAACCAGAATCTCCAACTAATGCTACAGACTCATTACGATTTATCTTGAGTGATAGATTCTCAATGATATTATTAGACTCAGTGTACCCAAATGTGATATTATCTAATTCGATACTATCAATCTTAGAGTTGAGTTTAATATCACCATTCTTCTCATCATTCATTTTCAATACATCTTCTATAGCTGATATTGATGGCTTAATTGATGAGAATTTTGTTGAGATATATGTCATTGCAGCAAGTCCTATAATAAACTCACGAGATGTTGTTGTGACTAATGTTGAGAATTGTCCCAAGGTTAATTCACCTTTCATATACATTCTCAATCCTATCAATCCCCACAAACATACGAATATGCCCTTAAACACATTCTGTGCATTACATTGTAATGCTATCACATTCATAGTTTTGAAATCGTGAGTTTCAAATGTGTGAATTGCATCACCCATTTTTAAAGATGCATACTCCCTCAATCCATGTGTTCTGATATAGCTACCCATATCCTTATAGATTATTGCTGAGCGATTTAGATCTTCTCTTTTAGAATTGAGAGTCTTGCACAACTTTACAAATCTAGTGTTGAACAAATATATTCCACAGATATATACTGCACCCATAATGATTGTATAAATCACTAATACTGGTGCCATGGAACATACAAATGCAACTAGAGATATCAACTGAACTAAATTTCCCAACAGTGCAGGAATTAAGTCACCAACAAAATCAGAGACTTTAGATATGTTATTATTCATAACATTTACCATATCTCCTGATGATAATTCTATATCATCGGAATATGATACATTGAGATATTTATTATAAACATCTTTCATCAGTAGTTCAATACCTTTAGTTAGAGATTTATAATACCCACTGTAGAATATACTATCCAAGATACCATTGCTAACCTTCAATAACACAATCGTACATAACCCGATCACGGCAGATGATAGCATCTTATTTGATGCACCGTCTATGACTCTACTGATGGCAGCCTTCGACAAAAAATCAATGACAACCATCACAAGGTTGGCAACCATTAAAATGATTACTGGTATCCACCCTCTACTAAGAATAATTTTCTTTACAATTTTCATACGTTCTTTTTCTCCTTTTTTAGTTTATTTTCAATTAAATAATGTATATATATATAAATGATAGAATTACTGATTGGTTACAATTTCATTTTCCTAAAAACTCACTTGTAATGATTATCGAAAATATTAAAGAAACGGAGATTAATGAGTTATGGAGTTATGTAGAGAGACTTCTATGTTAACAGATGTTCAATATGTGAGAGCGAGTAAGTCGCAAGGACAAGAAGATTATTTATATTATGTGTGGAAAGATTTAGATACTGGTGAGAAGTATTTGGGAAAAATCCCACAGTTTAAAATTCCACTATATTATACTAAACCTGAGTTTAGAGATTATGATTATCCTCAGGAGTTTAAAGAGATTAATAAATGTGATAAGCGTTTTGTTAGATATAGACACGTTCTTAGTGATATAGCTAGAGATATAGGACCTAGTGGTAAAAGGTTCCTAAGTAATTGCTTTAATACTAAGGAGTATAAAAAACTTAATGATCTATATAAGTATCCATATGTATTTGGTGCAGATATAGATCCAAGAGCATATTTCATGGTAGAATGGAATAATAAGCTTAAAAATGATAGGGAGAAGCCAGTTACTAGAGCTTTCCTAGATATAGAGTGTGATACAATAGAGATAGTTGGTATGAAAGATGTAGCAACTTGTCCTATAGACTTAATTACAGTCATTGATGGTGACAATAAAGTATCACACACATTTTGTCTTATGGGTAGAAGTTATCCAGAGAAAGATTTAAGATTTGCAACTGAAGATAGAATAGAGAAAGAAAATAATAAGCGTGAGATGTATGCTAATAGAGCTATACAAGAAGCTGAGTTTGTAAAAAATCTTGATAGCTTCAAAGCTATGTTGCATGATACATTTGATGAGAATTATGGTAGCTTTGATTATAGATTCTATTTCTTTACTGATGAATTAAAATTATTAGAATCTGTATTTAAATTAATTCATGGATTGAAGAAAGATAATATCCTAGTATGGAACTTGGGATTTGATATTCCTGATATTATTGCGAGATTAGAAAGATTAGGGAGGAATCCATTAGATGTAATATGTCATAAGGATTTCCCTAATAAAGAATGTTGGTATAAGAAAGATCATAGAACTTCAGATCCTAAAGAGAGAAAAGATTGGTTTTATTGTACTTCGTATAGTGTATGGCGAGATCAAATGACTGATTATGCATCTATTAGAAAAGGTGGTAAGACATTAAGAAGTCTACGATTGACAGATATTGCTAAGAAGGAGATTGGTGATACTAAGTTAGGATATGCTGAAGAAGGTAGTCTTAAAAATTTAGCATATATGAATTATGCTAAGTATGTTATGTATAATATTAAGGACGTATTACTACAGTATGGAATTGAAGAAAAGACTGAAGACTTATATACCACATATTCATACTTTAGTGAGAATGCTTGTCCTCATGAAAATGTATTTAAGCAAACTAAGATACTTGAGTCATTACAATATTCAGCATACTTAGCTCAGGGATTTATTCCAGGTAATAATATCAATATTGGAACAAGTGATGATCCAGAAGAAGAGAATAAAAGTTTTGAGGGTGCTATTGTAGGTGATCCATTATTGATTGGTAGAGTTGGAAATGTTTATGATGGTAAGAAAACTAACAATATGTTTGATTTATGTATAGATATGGATATGGGTTCGTTCTATCCATCTACCGTTATTAGTCATAATATAACTCAATCTGCTATGTACTTCAAAGTGATAATAGATCCTAAACAGTTTAAACCTGCTGGTGGTAAATTAAAGGTTAATACAATAACCGATCACCCTAGACTACCAACACTAATCTCAACATTTAAAGGTGAAGATATATCTAAAGAGGTATTTGATAATCTTCAGACTAGGGATTATTTATCATTTGGACACAAGTGGTTTAATTTACCAAATATCACTGAATTATTTACGAAGTATAAAAAGAAAAGGAGTATAATGAAGTATTATGAAGAATAATGTTAGATTGTTGAAGGATTTGTTTACTAAGCTTTCTAGTGTTTATAAAGCAGGTATCTATATTATTGATAATAGATATATCGTAGGTGATATGTATTCTGAAGATGAAGTATATGGTGCAGTATTTGTAGAAATGGATGTAGATGTAATTCCTATATTTAAGGAATTAAATCCAAAGAATAAAGATATCTATATAGCAAAGATATCTACTATTAAAGACTTATTTAGGAATTATCCAGATACTGGTGATATAGATGATGTGTGTTATATACACAATTATTTTGAATCACCTAATAGAGATTTCCTAACAGTATTTAGAGAAAGGATTAATATTCTTAATGAGTATTATGATATGGATAATATTGATTGGGTAGAAATATCTGACATATTAACAGAAGACAATATATCAGATATCTTCGATAAGAACACTGTTACTACAATAGAACATAATGGTGATAAATATGATATCATCAGACCATTGATTCCAACATTAACTAAGAAGCGTATTAAAGGACAATTTGGATTTACTAAAGATGGAGTACTACTAATAACTATTCCAGTATCTGACGTACTTACAATAAATTCAGGCTATAGGTACGTTGTATAAGATAAGGCTGGCAACAGTTTTTTAATTATAATATTTGCGAATTTATAATGAAAGGTAGGTAAATTCAAAACATGCCTGAAGATACAAAGAAGACAACTCGTAAAAGTACTGGGAGTACAAATGCTAATAAGAATATTAGTGGAAATATAAATGGTCTAGTAGATCAATTATTTTCCATATCTTATGGAAGTACTCCTAGTAGAGAGTTAGATACACTTAATACAAGATTTGATAATTTCATACAAGATGAAACTCATGGGTATTCTAAACAAGATGATGAAGTACAACTAGATGATCCTAAAGCATCCCATTCATTCTTAGATAGGTTATTTAATAATAATTCTACTGATGCTAGTGATAGAGAGGTTGCAGAACAACTAAGCAATATCTTTAACACAGATAATCAACAGAATGGATTTATGAGTTTCTTAAATGAAGCTTATAAAAACAGAATGTTGAAATTAGCAGACTTACATGAAGTTAGTACTCAATTAATAGAGTTAAGAGAAGCTATTATGATTACTAGAGATGCTATTATATCATCTGATGTAGTAGAGAGTAAGATGTCTAGGTTATTGAAGTTTAGGAATGAGATTACTGGTAATGAAGCTAGATTAAATCCTATAGTAGAAGCTATGGAAGAAAAATTTGGTTTACAGGATAAGATTAAAAACTTCATTGTAGTTAATACTCTAACCTATGGCGAGTACTATGCTTATGTAATTCCATATAGTAAAATCTTCTCAGACTTTATGAAGATGAAACAGAAGAAACGTGGAAGTGGTAGATTTAATGAATCTTATAATAAACACAAGCATTTATTCAGTAAGAATAAAACTCCATATGAAGAAGTATATACAGAAAAGACTCTTAAGGAAATCGTATATGAATCTGAAGTTGGATACTCTCAAGTCTATGATAAAGATTTAAATGTATTATTTGAGGAATCATTTAACCCAATGACTTCAGTGGAAGATATGAATGATAAGAAAGAAGTAGAAAGAGTTAAATCAACTAATGAAGGAATATTTACTGAGTACTTAGATAATATCATGGATAATATCACTATATGTAATGATCCAGTCCCATTAGCATTTATTGAAGATGGTGTTGATGCGATGGATTTCTTCTCAGAGAAATTTATTGATGAAGATACATATAATGAGAAACCAGATATTACTATTAGTAATATTGGTAAAGACTCATTCTTTAATAAGGTGATGAAAGATAAAGCTAAAGAAGGTTTATATTCAGTACCTGGATTAAAGAGTTCTAAATCTCCTAATAGTACTAGTAGTAGCAGTACCAACTTTAAGAATGTTGAAGATTGTTTCTTAAAGATGATAGACACTAATAAGATAGTACCTATTAAGATTATGGATAAGGTATTAGGATATTACTATATAACATCTGATGATGTTAATTTAATCAATGGAAATATTACTAATCCTGTATCAAATTCTTCATCAGTTGATACTTTTGATACTAGAACTAATACATCATTAGTTGATGCTGTTGCTAAAAAGATTGTTAGGAGCTTTAATAAGGATTTCTTAAGACAGAATATCAAATTTAAGAATATCATTGCTGAAGCATTATCATTCTATAACTTAAATGAGAATAAGGTTAGATTCCAATTTATACCAGCAGAATTTATTGTACCATTTAAGATCAATGAAGATGAATATGGTTATGGTACATCAATGATTGAAGGATCATTATTCTATGCTAAATTATACTTAATGCATCTATTATTTAAGATGATGAGTATTATTCTCTATAGTAATGATAGTAGAGTTAATTATGTACGATCCTCTGGTATAGATAAGAATATTAGAAAAAAGATTGAAGAAATTGCAAGAATTAAACAACAAAGACAAATCAATATTATTGACTTATTCTCATATACTAATCTAATCAATAAGATTGGTATTGGTAATGAGACATATATTCCAGTTGGTAAAGGTAATGAAAGAGCTATAGAGACAGAAATCTTACAAGGTCAAGATATTCAGTTAAATAATGACTTTATGGAGAATCTTAAGAAGAATGCTATTATGGGTACTGGAGTACCAGATGCTATTCTTAATTATATCAATGAGGCAGATTTTGCTAAACAAGTAGAATTAGCTAATACTAGATACTTAGGAAGAGTAGTATCTTATCAGATTGATTTCAATAAGAGTATTACAGATTTATATAAGAGAATGATGAGATGGTGTACTTCTATTGATGAAGCTGATATTGATTCGTTTGAATTTACATTCTCTCCACCTAAGAATGGTACTAATCAAGTTAAAGCAGATATGCTTGGTAATTTTGAGACATATAGTCAATGGGCTCTTGGATTATATATCAGTCAAGATGAACAAAACAATCCTGATAATCTTCCAGTAATTATGAAATTCAAAAAGAGTTTAGCTGGTGACTTCTTACCTATGATAAATATTGATAAATTAGATGAGATGTTTAAAGATGCACAAGTTGAAGGTACTGAGCAAGCTGTTAAACCTAAGGGTAAAGAAGATGATTCTGGAGACATGGATATGGGATTTTAATAAATTAGATATATCTAGCATAGTAGTTTATGCTAGATATATTTTTTATTATAATATGTAAAAACGTTGTATACGTATTGTATAAATAACGATTAAGGAGGGAATTATTTATGTTAGGAATCGACAATCATAGGGTAGGTTATTTATTACTTGATGAATACCAGGTATCTACTGTAAATCATGTAATCAATATGATTGATAATATTATACGAAAGGATAATCAAGATTGTAAATATATTATCAAAACTATAGAAATCGGAGATCTTGGTAGTTCAGTACAAATAACGGTAGAGCTACTTGATACCAATATCAAATTACAGTATGAGCTTACGAAGTCTGATAATGAGTATGTTGTTGACAATATTAATCTACCATACTATTTTGCAGATTGTGGATCTCTCGATAGTGTATTTAGAGATGCTATATTATTTGTAACACGATATACTGGTGGTGATGAGAAATCTTGTAAGGTATTAGAGTTCTCATATACTAGTGGAGATTTTTTAATTAGTATACTAGATTCCACTAATGGATCTAATAGTCGATTATTTAAGTTTAAAATAGAGTATGGTTCAGATGATAACATCATATGGGTTAATTACTACGGTGAAATTGTAAATAAATTATAAAATCAATAATCTCTGTATATTTTTATACAGAGATTATTATTTATTATTATATTATTTAAATGTGACAAATACTTGTTACATAAAATTATAAGCTGACCTAACAGGCGTAACGGGGAGAAGGAGGTTCACATTATGAGTGGACAGATTAGTTTTGAGATTCAGAAGGTAGCATACAACACAGCATTCATTTGGCTCAAGAAGAAATATTATAGAGAAAATGATGGTGTGTATATTCACAGAAGTTTTACAAATGGAAATTTCATTATGGTAGCTTCAGACATCAGATTCGGAAATAGAACTCCAAAAGATCTTCAGTACGAATTTAGTATTGATGAGATGACTAAATCAATAACGGTAGTTTCTAAGGTACTAGTATATAATTCCAATGGGCAATCTGTTAAATCTTACAATGATACACATGATGTTGGTGTAAGAATCCCATTTATTTATAATGGCGATGACGGTAATGATAATCCTAATATGCTATCAACAAGAGCTATGAAAGAGATTGAGAATCATATTAGAACTTATATCAATAACGAGCTCAAGGACTATGATCCTAGTATTAGAATATTGACATCAAATTCCGATACTAATAGTGCTACATACTTTGTACGGGCTACATATTCTGATAATAGTTCAGACGGTATCACATTACCTATTCAATATGAATTTGGATATTATGTAAACAAAGACACTACAACATGTACAAGAATAACAGAATTTGTTGTTGATAATATGTACATTCACACAGTAAGAGAATAATCATATAATAAAAGGAGGATATTTATATGAATCACAGAATTAACAAGAATGACAAGACAACTATAACATTTATAATTGGTGACAAATTGAGGGTAATCAATAACATACAACAAGCTATCGAGACTTTGGTTAGAAGGAATGATCCAGATATTAAGTATAATATCAAGAATATGGAAACTTTCTTAAAGAACTTCATAAAGTTCTCCTTTCT